CACGGCGACGCCTTCCCGGTTGCAGCCGAGTCTGGCGTTGACCCGGGCCAGTAGCGTGCGCACCTCGGCATCGAGCCGCGCGGGCGTGCCCACAGGCGTGTTTCGCCGGGCGCTGGGCTTGAAGCAGTGGATGCCGCGTGCGGCGAATCCGGGCGGGGCGCTGACGGTCGGCTTTGGGCGGTCGCGGGCGATGGTGCGGAGGCGCGCGCATAGCGTCACCACGTCGAGGGGGCGGGAGGCCCAGCGGGCTGGGGTGCGGGGCTCCTCCAACATCATGTCCGGGAGGAGAAGGGGGGAGCCGAGCCCGAGCACGCCGGGGCGGCCTGCTCGTTCAGCCCACGTGCACCCGATGACCTCAGCGTGCGGCAAACCGAAGCATAACGCCGGGAGGGGCTCGGGCGAGTCCGGTACTCTGTCGGTGGGCCGCGAGAGTTCGGCGTCGACGGCACCCTCATCGGGACAGAGGAACTCCCACGGCATGCGCTGGGGCGTCGCTGGGGCCGAGACGTTGACGCGGCGGCATGGCGCGCTAGGCTGCTGCGCTGGCGTGCGAGCAGCTCCGCCGGCGGTGGTGCTCCGTGGGGGCAGGAATACCCTCGGGAGTCGGTCCTGGGCAGCTTCGTGGATCACGGCGGCGACGGTCTGCGGGTCGGGAATGGTGGTGTCGTCGAGGGGGGGGGGGCGCGGGGCGGAGGAAAGCGCATTAAACAGCTCCTCCCTTTCGCCGGCGCATAGGCCCACTTGACCATCCCTCGGGGCCTCGGGAGTCGTGACGTCCCGACTGACGTCCCGACCCCGCGCCTCGAGGTTGTTGGGGGGGGCGTGGTCTGCGTGCCCCGCGCGCGCGGCCGCGTGCTTAGCCCGGATGCTCACGGCGGCTTGGCCGGCGGCGGCGGCGAGCAACTTCTCCCCGAGGGTCGACCCATCGACGGTGTGCACCCTCAGCGTGTAGGAGAAGGGCTCCCAGTCCAGCAGCTTCTTGGCCACGCGGTAGGAGCTCAAGCCTATGAGGCCCTCAGCGCAGTCAGCGGCCAATTTGCGTACGCGGTTGGCCACGCGCGCGCACCATCCCTCGCCGATCATCTGTCCGTAATCGTTGGCGCAACTCGTCCCGGACATGAAGACGAAGTAGTTCGCGATGTGCGCGATGGAACGGGGGTCTGCGTACTCCAGGGCCTTCCCGC